AGTATGGGTTTTGTCAGTTTTTTAACCGTGAGATTTATATCGAAGGTGGTCTAGAGAACGAAAACTTTGTAGCATATGCTCCTGAAGATGTTGAAAGATTTTACAGGTTCAATACTCTAGGTTATAATGTGGGTAGGATGAATACATATGTTTATCACTTAGAACATGAGAGAACTCCCAACTCTTGGTTCACTAATCCTCACATGAACGAGAACAATATTGAGTGGGAAAAGGTCCAAAAGATGGATAAAGATACACTCAAAAAATACATTACATCCCAAGATTATTACAAACAACGTATCGATGGACAGGAATAAGTCAGTATTTAAACTCAAGGACATTGGTCCTATCTATTGTATCAATCTCGATGGGCAACCCGAGAGGTGGGAGCACATGAAGGATCAGTTCAAATATTGGGAGATTGAGAATTACCATCGGATCTCCGCCTATGACGGTCGTGAAAGTGACCTAGGAGAGCTTCTGAAGGGCCGTTACCCTGATATGATGACATCTGGTGAGGTGGGTTGTACAACGTCCCACCTACAGGCCATCCGTCACTTCATAGAGGAGACTGATGAACCTTATGCCATCATGATGGAAGATGACTGTAGTCTCGACCTCGTTAAGTATTGGAACTTTACTTGGAAGGACTTCTATGGTAGGATTCCTTATGATTGGGACGTTGTCCAAATCGCTATCATCTGTACTGGTGATATCAATATCAAGATCCATAAAAGGTTCGTGAATGAGTTCTCTACAGCTTGTTATCTAATCACTAGACATCACGCTATGAAGTTGCTAAGACTTCATACAAGAGGGGACAAGTACAAATTAGACAATGGTGTACGACCAAGACCTGTAGCTGATGATCTCATCTACAACTCTGGTAACACCTACTCTATCCCACTTCTTTTGTATAAGATTGAATTGGGATCCAGTATTCATCCTGATCATGTTGATGCTTTTCATAAGCATAACTTCAATGCACAATTTAACTTCTGGTCTAATACCGGAGCACAGATGACCATTGAGGAACTAATGAACTTTGATCCTTATTTTGGAAGAGTAGTGGAATCCTCCCATCAACCAACACAAAGTTGACAGTTTAGTAATTAATTACTATAATAAATAATCTTGTGAGATGATAATTCCTCACAAGATATTTTCAACAGTGCCCTACCCTCGCATCACTTAGGTTGGGGGCACATCGTTCAAACAAACAGAGACTAGTCGAGTCTCTTTTCATCCGTAGGTTAAACTCTACGAGACAAAAAGGTAAAACAAATGTTTAAATCTGTATTCGCAGCAACTGCTGTTCTGTTCACTTCTGCTGGCGCTGCCCTTGCAGGTCCCTACGTTAACGTCGAAACCAATGCTGGTTGGACTGGATCTGAGTACAACGGTGCCGGAACAGACCTCCACGTAGGATATGAAGGCGCACTGGGTGACGCTGGTTCTTACTACGTTCAGGGTGGTGCTACTGTACTGACTCCCGATGGTGGTGAAGCTGATACCGTTCCTTCCGGTAAGGCAGGTCTGGGTCTTGGTTTGACCGAGAACCTCAGTGGTTATGGTGAAGTATCCTTCGTAGGTTCAGGCGACGAAGATCTTGACCGTGGTTACGGAGCTAAGTTGGGCGTCAAGTACAACTTCTGATTGTTCATATAAACTAAACATCTAGGTGTTATAATGGGGGTGCGACGGCATCCCCTTTTTTTATGAAAAAATATCTTATAAACTTCATAACGAATCCAGGGACACTGACATCCCTTTTGTTGCTGGGAATGATAGCACTGATAGGGGCACTGCATAACCATGCTCACTATGAAATGACTATGGATGCAGATAGTTACGTGAGACAGTGGTGCAGAGCATCAGAAGAAAACAAAAAGACCTGTGCCAGTTATGGTAGTGACTCAGACTATTGACAAAACTTTATATTTCCTATATAGTATGTAAAGAAACATTACGGAGTGTATCGTGACTGTAACAACAAATGATCGTGGACAGCAAAATCTGTTCGCAAGAGAACCCCAAATGTATATCTCACAAACTGATGCCGAACGTTACGGTTATGAGTCATATGCCGAAAGGGCGGAGAAATTGAATGGACGCACTGCTATGCTTGGATTTGTTTCTGCTATTGTTTCTTATAGTGTCAGTGGTAGTGTATTTTTCTTTGGAGTCTTCGGATTCTAACATTTCTTGACAATCGGTACATCATTGATTACAATGATATAAATTACATTGTCAAACATAAAAAATAACTATGGCCTACACCGTTGTACTTAAGACACCTGATGGTGAAGAGACAATTCAAGTCGAATCTGATCAATACATTTTAGACGCAGCTGAAGAGGCTGGGATTGATCTTCCTTATTCTTGTAGAGCTGGAGCATGTTCATCATGTGCTACCAAGATTGAATCAGGTACAGTGGATCAGAGTGACCAATCCTTCCTTGATGATGATCAAATTGAAGAAGGATTTGTATTAACCTGTGTAGCTTATCCAACATCAGATGTGACACTCCTGACGGAACAAGAAGAAAATTTGTATTGACAAATTAAATTCTTATAACTACAGTACAAGTAGCCCGGATGGAATGATGTCTAACCCTAACCAACTCTATGAGGACATGGAAAAACTAAATGCCCTTTTCGAAGAGTTATGTTGGGACCATGATGATGAATTAGTTTTCACTCACGACGGTGAGAAGATCTTTATTATTAACAGAACACAACAGGAATGTAAATGAATTTTTTAATGTTTACCAAGGAATCTTGTGGTCCTTGTGGTCTCGTAAAAAAATACATTAACACTCTCAATGACGAAAGATCAAAAATCATTGAAGAAGTTTTTCTAGAGGACTTCAGTGATATTCCAATCCCTCAGGAAAATATTGACCTAGCCAAGAAGTATGGAGTCACAGCAACTCCAGTCTTGGTTATCACAGATTCTGAAGGTGTTGAAATTGAGAAAATGATAGGTGGTTTGAACATCACCCAATCTATTATAAAGTTGTACGACAAATATGGTATTACCTAAATGGTTTGAACGGACATCTGATCTTCCATATGATCGACAAAGGTATAAGGTTCATACCAAAACAGGTAAAACACATATCTTCGATGACTATGAACAGGTTCGAGCAATCTGGTTCCAAAGTAAACAACTTCTATCACATATAGAAGTATTAGATAAAGAAACCAAACAAAAAGGATTTAAGGAGAAAACTAATGAACGAAAGAGCAGAAAGAATTAATGGCTGGGCTGCCATGATTGGTGTTGTAGCAGCCATGGGTGCATACGCAACCACAGGTCAAATTATCCCCGGTATTTTTTGATGGGTTTTTTAGTAGCAGCACTGCTGTTGCTAGTTCCAATTGGAGCAGCAGTCAGAAAATCATGATGAGTATGGAATGGGCACAGACAACTATTTTTTTATTAGCACCGTTCTTTTTTATGTTACTTTTGATTGAAACTGAAGATGATGACAACGGACCACCAGACGGTGGTCTAATGACACCAGTATATCAAGGAACAGGGACCTAACGGTCTCTTTTTTATGCAATAAATACTGGTGCATACACCAGCACTTAATATGGAAGAGAAGAAAGCATCTCCCATGGAAAAAAAGAAAGGTATTCTTGGTAAAATCAAGGAAACAGCAGCTGACAAGGAAGAACAACTAGACATTCTGTCTACTTTTGTTAGGCTTGGTATTCTTGTCTGGTCTGGAGGAATACTCACGCTGGCGTATATTCAGTTACCACCAGTACTTGGTATTCCAGAACAAAAACTAGATCCGACTTTTATTGCCAGCGTCTTCACTGGAGTTTTAGCTACTTTTGGTGTCCAGGCAGCGAAGAAAGGTACTAATGGAAATGGTAATGGATCTTCTAGTGGTGGTGGAATCACCAAGGAACAGATGGAAAGATTGATTGAGAAGGCATCACAGACAGCACCTACTCAAACTATTCGTGTGGAACAAGCACCAATAAAGTTCATCACTAATGATGGTGAACCACCCGTAAAACCTACCGTGTAAACTTATGAACTTCTTTAAATGGACTGCATTAGGAGTTGGTGGTGTTGTTGCTGTAGCACACATCGGTGTTCTGGGGCACATAATCAAAGCCACAAAAGTACCTGAAGCTCCAGTTATTAATTTTCCTAGAGGAGATTATTCCTCATATAAAATTGAGGCAGGTAAAGAAGGTTATAGTATAGAATATAAAGCAAACGATCCTGCTATCCTAGAATCTCAAAGGTCATTATCCTCAGATAAAAATAAGAGAGGATTCTTTGGTGGTGGTACTGAGAGTCGTCGTGAATGGCGTAAAGATCAATTCACTATGGACGGCACTAGAAATCTAGGAGGTGCCGTATTAGACGGCGAGGGAAAGTCTGCAAAAGAC